ACTTTATATTTTTATTTACATTCTTTTGTTCATTAAGATACCGTTTATAGCTACGTGAGTTCCAAAACCTATTACCTTTTACGTTTGTATTGACAACTGTATCACCAGCAATAACTGATAAGTTGCGTGGCATAAAGTTTAATAATCGTTCACGTACAGGAACTACTAACGTATCTTTCATTGCAAAAAATATATCATCTAGTGTTTGTTCTGTTCCTTTTAAAACACCAATAGTAGCATCGGTGCCTTTTAAAGTACCTCGATTTATTAAGGTATTAATCTTACCAATGTCAGTTGCTGATAAATCTTTTTTACGTGCGAATTTTAAAAGTTTAGTAAGTGTAGCGTTATTTACATAGCCTTCAGATACTAGTCTAGCTATTCTATTTTTTACAAGTTGCGATTGAAAACTTGTAGTAAGATTTGAAGTTGCAACACGATTTGGCGCTGTAGTCCTGGCCATACCTTCTTGCACTTGTTTCTGTATAGCAACACTTTCATTGTAAACTCTAGCAACATCCTTGTTTGTTTTTGCTGCATTTTTAAATTTATTAATTTGCTCTGTTACAAATGCTCCTGAGTTTGCCTTGGTTAATTTATCTGTAAGCCCTGCATTTATAACTATACTTAGACCAGTAGGAGTATTTGTTAATGCCTGTACATCTCTTATTGCAATACCCTCTGGCCCTGAAGCATCTAATGCTGCTCTAGTAGTATGCAATACTGCAAAGTGTTCTCCAATAGCTTCTGACGTAGAGTTTACTAAGTTGGCACGTTTTGCACTTTTATCAAATAAACCAAAATCTTCTTGGTTGCTTGTATATTTATCAACAACATTTTTTGCATTTATACCTTCAATGCCCACTTCATCAAACATTTGGTCAACCATTTTTTGCGTTGACTTATAGCGCACATATTCTGCTGTAGAAGATATAGGTGATGAAACTATTTCTACTGCTTTACCAGTTTTTTTCAAACCAACTTTAGATAAACCTTTACCAGTTAACTGCCCACCTTTTCCTAATAAACCAACACCAACAGGAATAGTCATTCCTTCTGCATAAAGACCTGCCCACCATATTGCATCTTCATAAGCGCCATCAGCAGTTAATATTTGATTTGCAGAAAATGCCTCGGGCAATCCCTGTGCAGTAGCAACATTTACAGCAAACTGATCAATAAACTTACCACTGTCAGCCATCCGGTACTTGTCAGTTTCTTTCATTGCAGGAACTAACTGTTCGTATGTAGCAGAAGCAGCAGCAGGCAATGTATTTATCATTCGTAATTTAGCAGAAAGAGATGTTTCATATACATCGCCTGTTAATCCTACAGGTGACATTAAATACTCTGTAGCAACATCTTGGTAAGTTTCTTCACCACCAGCAATAAGATCTTCAGCCCAATCTAATGCACTAAACCCAGCTTCTTCTTGCATTTTAACGCCACGTTTTTCTCGTTCTATACGCGCTAACTCTTGTCTTTTTTGTCTTTCAAATGATGCTTTGCGTTCTGCTTCCTTTCGTTCAGCTATTGCTACTTCAACATCCTCTTGTGTACCAATACGCTGCCGTAAAAATGATTCACCCAATAACTCTAGAGAGTCTGCTTCAACTATTCTTCCTTGTTCATCACGTACTAAACCTTTTTCAACATCAACAATACGACTTAAACCAATTGGAGGATCTTGTTCATATTGAACTGTTGCTGGTCTTACAAACTTTTGTACATCTTCTTGTGCTTGCCGTGTCGCTTCTTCTTCTGACAAGCCTTGTTCTGTCATAAGAAATAATCTACGTGCATCTACATATTCGTTTGCTGCAGTAATAGGGTCTGATTGTGGCCTATAGGGTATTGGTTGTGGTGCTTCTATAGGAGCAATAGGTGTTACTTGAAATGGTAACTCCGATCTTAATCTACGAGCCTCTTGAACACTTATTTCACCGCGTTCTAATGCTTCTGAAATTTTACGATTATGTTGGAGTCTTTCTTCAGGTGTCATTGTTCTTTACTAATAGTTGTTAAACTCGACTCTTTTTGATTATCTTCATATAATTTTTTTGCTAAAATAGCATATGCTCTTTGTCTTTGTAATGGATCTGAAAACTCCTCATCAATATATATCATTGCATCTTCAATGTTATAATCAACAGTATCAAATAATCCAACTGCAACTGTTTCTGGTAGTTTATCTTTACCAGTTGTAAGCTCATCATAACTTTTGTCTAGAATATTTTCTACCTCACCTGCTAACGGTACAAGCTTTTTAGCATAGTCAGGCAAAGTATCACGAAGTTGATTTGCTTGTTCTTTAACTTCTTCCTGTTTTGTATCTCGCTTTACCATAAAATCTTGAAACTGTTCTGAAGCGTATGGTTGATAATACTCTGCAGTCCTTGCTAAGATTTCTTTTTCTGATGGTGGTTTTATTGGCTGGAACTGTGGCAGCTTAGATATTTCTTCTGCTGTTGGTGTTTTTGCCATGCTAGTTTCAAACTGTTTGTAAACTAATTGAACTGAACCATCCGGGTTTTCTTCAAAAGATAAATGTTCAGCATACTTTTCATCTACTAATTTTTTAAACTTTTGTAAAGTATCTCTACCACTAGAACCAATACCAACGCCATATTTCTTTTGTTCAGCCGCTAACTCATTTTGTTCTTCTATATTTAAAGATGACATTGTTCGTAAATTTACTTCTAAATAATCACTTAAATTATTTGGTGTATAACCTGGATAAATATTTTCTACTGCTGAAGCATATTTAGACAATAACCTTTCTTTTTGTTCGTCAGTTTCTAACTTAGCAAATTCTATTTTTAAATCATTTAAAAAACTACTATCACTATAGTTTTCACCTGCTAAGTTTTGTTTACTTTGTAATAATCTTTGTACACTTACATCAACAGTTTCCGGAACATCATATTTATCTTTGACTAATTTTGCTGCATCCAATCTATTGCGTTGCGTTGCTGCTTGGGCTTGTCTGTTTTCAGACACTAATTTTGTGTACAATTGTGTTACTTCTTTTAATTCATTTAACGTTGCATCCTTTGGGGGATTTTGTAAAAACTTTAACATTGCTTGATTAGCTTTTTTATCTTCGGTTAGTTGTTCAAACAATAACTTTTGTACTTCAGTTTCACTTTGATACACTAACATCAAATCACGATATGCAGCCTGATATGATTCACGATAAGAACGATCACGATCTTTTGCTAAATTTACATAAAATTCATAATTTGGCATTTTAATTTCCTGCAGCTTGTAATGCTTTAACTTTTCTATCAAACTCTTCAAATGCGCCTTGTACTGAAGGTTCAAGATTAGACCTTACTAGAGTACCATATTCTGTACTGCCAGCCTTAAACGCTATTTTAGTAACTTCTCCATTCGGGCCAATTTCTTTAATAACATAGCCATTATCACCTACATTTGGAATAAATGAACCGACTTGTAGTTGCTGTACTGATTGCTGTACTAGTGGTTGAACTGGTGGTTGAACTGGTTGTTGACCACCTGTTGCTATATTTAATGCAGTAGTTTGTGGAGTTACTATATTACCCAGTAAAGGTGTTCCCATTAACGTAGCCGCTAATATTTGTTGTTGCTGTTGAGTTGTTAATGCTGGTGATACATTTGCTATTGGTACTGCTGCTGGCACATTTGCTGCATTGTATTCTTCTTGAGTTGTTATAATAGGTTGTCCTAATAATCGTTTTCCTATTTCTCTGTTATACAAATAATCTTCAAGAGATTCACCGCCAGACATTTCATTTGATTCATTTGTCATTAAATTTCCAGTAATGGGTGATTTATATAAATTTTCTAAATTTTCTAAAACAGTATTTGTATTGCTTCCTTCCTGTGTATCTGAAGCAGGCGGAAGTCTTGGTGCAAACATATTTGTTAATGCATTAATGTATTTGCCTGAAAACTCTTTTGATGATTTGGCTTTACCTTGAACACCTATTGCTTCATCTACTACTTCTATATCAGCAGCCTTAACTGCGGCTCTTAATGCTTCCTCACGTAACCTTATTTGTTTGGTTGCATCATCAGCAGCAACCATACCTGCAGCAGCAGTAGCACCACCGCCAATTAAACCTTGTGCTACTTCAGCCATTGCACGTTTATTTGTTTGACGTTGTTTTTGATACTGATCAAGTTCAGATAACTGTCTTGCTTTTTCTAATTCATCTAGTTGCGCTATAGTCTGTTGGCCACGTTGAACTGCTTGTGAAGCCTGTTGTTGCCCTGTTTCTAGTAATGCTTGTTGCCCTCGAAATGCCGAACCCTGACCTATATCTTGTATTTGTTGTTGCTGCGCTTGTCTATCCATTGCTTCACGCAATGATGTTTGGACAGGTTGCAATTGCTGTGAAAGTATTTGTTGCTGTTGGCCTTGATCCAATCCTAATAGACCTAATGCTTGATTACGCTCAAGTTCTTTCATACGTGATTTTTGTTCTGGTGACAGTCTTTGTATTTGACTGCCAGCAGATATTGCAGAGCCTATCCCTTCTTTGGTTCCTTCTGCCAAAGATTGCAACATTAAAGCTATTGTTATTGGATCCATATATTCCTCACATATAAAAACATTCTATTGCTATACCCCAAGATACCTGCTGACATTTACCAGCTGTACTAAAAGCATTAAGCCCTATACCATAATTTAAAATACCAGAAGATAAATCAAAAAGATTATGTCCATTAGTTAAAAAACTACCATCGATTAAAACATTTACACCTGATGTACCAAGTTGCTCTGGAACATAATGAACTAAAGCATTACCTACATTAAAATTATTTTCATAACAAAAAAATCTTGTTTGCCCATCAGTACTATCGCCATCTTTTTCTGATTGATGATTTATCCACCACTGAAAAAAAATTGTTGCTGGTCTTGCTACATTCAATTGAATGTTTGTTAATGGAACAACTCTATTACTATTAGTCCCTGCATATGCAGCAGGTGACATCCATCTAGTTACATAAGATGTGTTTTGGAACGTGCCACCATTATTTCTGCCACCAAAAACACCAGACACATTATTAGTAATATTAGTAACACTGTCATATCTTCCTTGCATAATATGTGCAGTTGTAATCCAAGCACTGGATGTATTAACATCACCGGATGTTAACTTCTGTGCTTTATCTCGCATAGCATCAAGGTTATTCTTTGTATCAGACGCTGTTAGCGTTTCACCTGTTGACCAAGTTTTAGGAAATGTAATAGCCATTATTCATTCCTCATTAACAAATAAGATAATTGCAAATAATTAATAGCCAATTTATTATCAGCAGCAGCTTGAGTTATACGTAAAGCATTTTTATTATGTGACGTACTAGGATGACAAGGTTCATACAACCCTCTACACATTAAACGCAGTCCATATATATTTGTATCACTAGCAAATTTATAGTACCATTGCCCATATCCGCATCTTTCACCCGGAAAAACTTGCAATTCATTAGCTGCACCTGCAGCAACATGATAATCTAACGAATAAAAATCTACAGATGTTGCTTTCAAATCTTCTGTTAATGACCCATACCCTCCTGTACTTGAACCTGCATCTAAATTAGATTCCATATCTCCTTGGCCTGGAACCTGTGTCCAAGAACCACCTGATGCTAATTGCCATTCAAGCCATATAGCCCAACACAAACCACATTTAAGCCTATCATATGGATTAGATTTTGCGGTAATTGCTAGTGTTGCTAATCTATGTTGCCAATAAACTCTTATTATATTTGTATCTTTTGCTGGAATTAATATACTACCACCAGCATTTACAATTCCTAATTGTGTTGCTGCTACCATTGATCCTACAGCATTTTCATTAGCATCTATAGTCACTGGTGAAGCACTTGTTATTAAATTAGATGAACCTGTTTGTTTTAAAATAATACCTGATTTTCCTGTTGTAGCATTTAAATCAAAAGCAGGTTGATCAATACCTTCTGTTCTAAAGTTATCAGCATCCATTGTAAAAGCAGTATTTGCTGCTGTGAACTCTGCATTTAAAGCAGTAGATGTTAATTTGTCACCACGTTTTATTCCTGTATTTTTGATAACACTCATCGCCAACGTCCTATAAATAAATGAGATGGACAAACTACATTAAATATGTTTACATCAACAGCGTCATATGTAGAGTTTCCTCGTGCTACAGACCGAACAAATACTTGTGCTGTATGTGATCCTCCAGTTGTAGGGAATGATGCTACTAATCGTGTGCTCTGTATAGGCTGTGATATTTTATAACTTTCAAATACTACAACTCCATCCCAAACTAATCTTATTTCTAAATATTTTAAAGCCCCTTCGACAGACTTCACTATATAATTAAAAAATATAAACGAGTATTCCCAATGACACATGCCTTCTTTAAACTTTGTTATTGCAACACTATCTATTTCTAACCATCCTCCGTTATATGTATCAAACGAAGGGCCTTCCCAACCATCAGTACCTGATACAGTTTCGTCATTTGCAGCAGACATATCAGTACTGTTTGTAATTTGTACTTGATGAAAAGCACCAGCAACAACAGATGTTTCATCTATAAAATCATCTGGCACTGTTGTTCTATCTAAGTCACCATTAAAAGAACTTTTGTATGCATTAAATCCTGCATTGAACTCTTTGTAATCAACAATAGCACTAGAACCCGGATGAGCCTCTGTCCATTTCTTACTCATGACAACCTCTTCCCAGCAATAATCCGTGTACCAGATACTGTAAAATCAACAGCATAACCAATAACAATAACATCTACTGTTGTTTGTATTCTCCATCGGAACCAAGAACAACTACCGTTATGTACATCAAATCGTATTGGTGTAACCATAGGCTCTTCCCAGAACTTATCATCATCTAACTTTACCAAGTCATATACATTCTGGTCAGCAAAGTCTGCACGTTGTAACTTTACTCCGGTTGTGGTGCTGTAGGTGTTGTAATCATAATCTCTATAAACATCCATAGATACGGTTGTGTCTCCTCCTGTTCTGATAAACAGGTAAACACCGTGTACTTTCTTTTTAAAAGAAGGATCGCCCATATCCAACCAAGCAGAAGCCATAGTACTTGTTGGTGGGTCATTATCTATTATACTGCCTTCATCTATTTCTTGTCCTAGTGACCTTCGTTTTGAAATAACAAACAATCCTGCCGGGTCATCATTGGTTGGTGCACCTTCATTTCTTCCAAAGATTAAATCACCATCTGGATTTTTTACTATATTGTTTACTGGAAAACCTTCACGAACAGACCAAACTTGTTTATCTGTATGAAATATAATCCCTATATTATTTATAGAAGAACCATCTACACAAAAGTAACAATGCCATTCACGATGCTTTTCAGAATACACAGCAGTTGCTTGCGCTATATTTGTTACATTCATACGTGATATTGTTTCTTGTATGCCGTGCGAAATCTTTTTGACGTTAGTTGTATCTGAGTATTCTAAGTTACTACCAACAGCATAAACCCCATCAATAGTTAAGAATACTACACCTAGACCTGGAACCATTGTTACGGTATCTATTGCTCTGGTTCCTATGTGTTGTTGAAATGGTGTAGCAACAAAGTTTGGAAAGTCACCTTGTATAACATCTATACTATTCTCTCTAAATACTAACAAATAACCAAAGTAACCAAAGAACCCTGTTATACCTCCGCCTTGTCTATTACCAACAGTAATGAAATTTAATGCTTGATACTGGTCTGGTCTAGTTGGATTAGAATAATAAATAACAGTATCATTTGCTTTACCACCATCAATAAACAAACAATCTTTATATATACCAGTATATCGACAATCTGAAGCAGGGAACAACACACTATCACTGTTTGATGGAGATACAGAACCTAATGCTATATCTGGTGTTACATCAATGTATAACTCTTCAAAGTTATTTGGTATATCATTAACATAATAATATATATCACCACTGTTACCTGCGTCAGCACTAAAGTTTTTTGTTCTATAAATACGTCTTGCAACTATATCATTATCGCCTAATGGTATTTCTACTCCCAAAGCATACCTATATACAGTAGCTGCTGTTGTCCATTCAACTATATTTGAAGGAGAGGATAAGGGCGATTCAGAACCTGCATTATTAATATAAGAAACCCTGTATCTGTATTTGTTCTTTTTAGTATCTGTAGCAATACCTAATCCTAATTCATTTTGAGTAAACCAGACTGAAATACCATTTGAATTATTACTAGCATCTGCAGGGTTTACTATTACATCCCATACAACAGGAGTTCCCGGTTCTCTATGAAAACCTAATGGATATACTGTTGGTATAAAAGGATGAGATCCGCTATGATGTATTACCGGCCAAGCCCTATATTTTATTGGTCTATCATAACCATTAACAATACAAACGAACTGACCAAATGGTAAATATTGTGTAGACTGTTCTGTTGTCCCGGGTATAGTTCTATCAGATACCAACGCCTGTTTTGTAGGTGTCGCGCCGTGTTCAAACAAATGATACAACACACCACCAGCCTCAAACAAAATGCTGTCTTGTGCTCCTTGATGTCTGTTAAAATAAAACAAACTATCTACTTTGGCCATAGACTGAAAAGGAATCCAATCATTACGATAGGTAAAATACATCTCATAGCCAAGTTTACTAGACCATCCACCAGTTATATTATCTGTTTTCCAGTTTACTAACTCAGATAAATTGTCTGGTGTTTGTGGCTCTAGTTCATTTATACCCGCAAGTTCATTGACTATTTGTTGTTTGTTTTCCATACTATGTTTGGATTAAAGGTGTGTAAAGAGGAACAGGATCAGTTCTACCACCATCCATAAATCTTTTGATGTACCGCTTGGCAATTGAGTTGAGGTATCTTTGCTCTATCTTGAGCATTTCTTGTGCAACTTTACGGTCATACAATGTTGCTTGTTGTTCATTGTTGTGCTTTATGAATACATCTCGAAGAGACATATATGCTAGCACGTGGTGACTTGCTGAGGGAAACTCAGGTGTATCGGCATCATCAATAAGTTTTTTGGGTCTGTACATATATCGTACTGTTAGTTCATAGTCCTGATCCTGCCGGGGATACATTCTTATTCGTTGTACATTACCATCAACACCATCATAAGCAGTATATAACAACTCAAATGAATCTGTAAATTGACTTAAGTTTGTAATTGTATCGTAACTATATGTAGCTGAAGATGTTGGTAAGAACTCTGTTAATGCAGAACCTGCTTCTGGTATATTGTAAAACTTATTAATACCTGCTTCTGTACATCGAACATAAACACGTCTTTTTAATCCAGATACATTTGGGATAGTTGCAATTACAATAGATGGAAACTGACCGTCTGTTAGTGTAACACTGGTTACAGGAGACAAAGCACTTTCTCTTCCTGCAAACACATATGATACAGCAAACTCTAGTGTTCTTGCGCCACGACCAGCACTACTAGTAGTAATAGTTATTGTTGGTGCTTTTGGTGGTACTAATGAATAATCATCAAAAGGAACCCAGTAGTTCGGTATACTAACTTCGTTTAATGGTAGGTTCCAATACTCATCTTCATACCGTGTAACAGGAACCATACGTCCAGGTTCTGCAGGTGTCATTTGCATAGACCGTTTAAGGACTTGCATAATCTCTACGCAATCTTGTGGCATATCAAGATAACGGAACTTTACTGTAGCATCTGGTGTACCACTAGCAGCAACGTATGCAGAAGTTAAATAGGCTACTGTTGCAGAAGCAACCCACGCTACTGTATATTCTACATCCAGTATATCTATAACCTGTCCATCCATACTACCATTAGTAGGAAACTGACCAGCACCACCAGTTTCTATCTTAGCAGAGTTTTGAGTTACAGTTACTGTAGTTAAAGACAAATCTTTTGTGGCATCAACAAGAACTTGTTTCTGTGCAAACGTAAATGGTTTCTCAGAAAATAGTTTAAAGTAGTTCTCGTTTATTATGTCGTTTAACTGATTTTGATAAGAAGTAATAGAAGGTTGGTAATCCAATATGTTACCGATATATTCACGGATTTCAGATAGTTTCATACCAACCTCCCATTAAAACAAACTGCCCGTTGCGGGGCGGGCAGACCCCATAAGGGTTTTTAGATTTGTTTCAAAACAACCACTGTTGCTATATTGGCTGTGTCTGCTTCAACAGCAACAGCAACAATAGGAACAGTATCACTAGCAGTGATAGTCATTGCTTGTCCAGCAACACCACTTATGCAAAGCCTATCACCAGCAGCAACTGTATTAACAACATTTGCACTTTCATGTATACCGGCAATAGTAACATTTACTTCATCGCCTTCAGCAGTAGCAGCATTTAAAGCAAAGCCTATTGGAACTTGACTAATCTCTGAATTGAGAGCTTTTCTGATATACAGAACTTTGTCTCCATCAGCAGTCTTAGAAAAATCCAAGGCAACTAAATCATTTTCAGCAATTGCATGTGAAGCAATGAAACGCTCAACTTGTCTACGGTTTGATGAGGTAATTCCTAAAGCAACACCATCACCATCAGTTGACTGTAAGTATTGTAATAAAGTATTAGTAGCCATGATTAAGCCTCCCCATTCAGTAACACACCCAAACCGGCAAGGTGACTTGCGGCCAACTGTGTACGAACCATAATGTTAGAAGATGCAGCAGCGTATCCTGAGATACGTTCCATATCACTCATTTCAAAGTGAGCATCTTTATCGAAATAAACTGTAAATAGTTTAGAGTTCAAGAAGTACATAGACACCTCTTGCCCACCAGCATCAGTAGTAAATCCAAGACCATTATCAATATACATTGATGCGCCATTGTACATAAGGATAAGTTTACCTACAATGTCTTTGGTTTGTTCAGCAGAAGTATATCTTTCTTGATCTGTTAACTCATTACGATACAATTCGTAAGAAATTGGAGAAGCAAGAATCATATCTATTTCGCCTTCTGGAGCATAAATCTGAGTATTAATCATAAGATTACTCATTGCTTTTAAACCGCCAGTAGCAAAATTAGTTGGTGTACCTGCAGTCACATCGGCCATTTGATTGTT